TAGATGAACTAAATGACGCGTGGACGCGCGATACCTGTAATCGACCTATTCGCGGGCCCGGGGGGACTCGGTGAAGGGTTCTCATCGATAGTTGGGCGTAACGGCAAACGACGATTTTCCGAAATGATTTCTCCCCACAAACATACCGCGAGCAGTTCTTGGTGTCTGCATGGATGCATGGGCATACGAAGCGGGGTCGCGCTGTCGTCCAGACAAAGATTTTCGGACGTCTCGCCTGGCAGGTCCGGCTTCATTGGCTCGAATGGGAATTGCCCCTGATACCCGACGACTTCCGGTGATTTACACTTGTTCGATTATCCCCCCCCTGGGGATAGGCGCGAGAAAATCGAGATGCCCGTTGTGTCTGCCTCCGTCGTCCACCTTGTCTTGGCGTTCATAACTCGATATCGTTGCAGCGAAACATGTACTATTCTCCAGAGGTGGCGACTGATTAATGCATGTATAAAGGAGGAGGGGATGGCTTACTCGGAGATTAAGGAGCCAAACGGAAGGACTATCTATAAATTCACTGGCTCGGAGATTAAAGAACCAAATGGGAAGGTGATCTTCAAGATTACGAGCAATGAGATAAGGAGCCCAAGCGGATCAACACTGTATAAATTTACCGGAGATGAAATCAAGGCCGTCAACGGTACGGCGATGTACAAATATACCGGTAGCGAAATCAAGGCGCCCAACGGGAGCATCCTTTTCATGTATAGCGCCACTGAGTTGAAGAAACCCAACGGGAGCACCCTGTTCAAGTTCTCGGGTCGAATTACAGTTCCCGTCTTGTTTGCCCTTGGTCTGATCTAG